TAATAACATAGACATTGATTGACCTGCTTGGGTACTACCAGCTAACATTGTTCCTTGTGCCTGTATAGCCTTAGCTAAATTAGCTTGACTCTGGAATAGACCTTCGGTAATCTTTTCACGCAACTCTTGTTGTGCAGATTCACTAGCTCTGTTAGCTTCAATTTGATTTATTTCTTTTTGTTTGTAGTATGCAGATCTAGCTGCTGCATCAGCTTGTAGTTGGGCGGTAAATACTTCGCCCTTTCTCTGATCGTTGTATGCAGAGATAGTTATGTCGTTGATGTATTTTTGACGAGCTTGTTGATTGCTTCTATTGATTGCATCAACTTGTGCTCTGTGCTGTCGGTTCTGTTCTGAAATGCCAGCTGCAGCTTGTCCTACACCACTTACTATCCCTAATGCTAAGGCACTGCACATGGCTTTATAAATTGAATAAGAGGTACATTGTTGTAAACATGATAATTGACAAAAGTAAAACCTAAAAGTTTAAGTAATTTTATGTGCGATTCATTTCTCATATCTGCTTGATTAAATAAATAAGGATTGAGTAAACTGTTTACCCAGCGTTTAGCTTCTCTCACAAATGTATGTGGGTATTCTGTACTAGCATCAGTACATAACATCCAAATAAGATTATGTGGAGTTACTCCTGCCACTCCAGCAGCCTTGCCGTTGGGAACCTTAAAATATACAGAATATGCTGAATTATAGAAAGATTCAATTACAGAAGCCTCTGCACATAAACCAGAAGTCTCCTCTGCCTCACGTCTATCTTCATAGCGTAAGTTCAGACCTACACTTAGAGCTAACTCTGGTGTGCAAGTCTGAATATACTTACCTTCGTACATGTCGTCTATTATGGTATATACCATCCCAGCTTCCTGAGATTATGGTGGTAGAAAAGGGGTCGGGTATTTTTATTTGTAGGTTATATTTTTCGTTCTTACGTTGTATTGGTACTCTTACACTTTTAGCTAATTCTGCAGGAGGCTTATCAAATACAGAAGAATCAGATAATATACCAGACTCATATTGTACATAATCATCTATATCTTTAGTAACATTTCCATTAGCATCTACAAATGAATATGGAGATGTTAAATGAAACTCTACAGGACCACCTACACCCATTTCAAAGTTGATACCATTTATACGTAAATCACCATCTGTATCATAAATGTTTTGGCCTACGTTTAGATAGTATGTGGGTAGCTCAATAGTACTTGTGTATTTATACCCTATTGCAACTTTTGCTTGATATGTTCCACTAGAGTTTAACCTAATACCTTCAAATATAACTATACCATAAGTCACACCACCTATAGTTACAGGTGAACCTAAAATAGTTGCTGGTCTAACCATACCAGCTATATCATTACCATCAACATCTTTACCAGATAAACCTACCATAAACATATTTGTAATACTTGTAGGTACATATGAAATTCTTGCAGTAGTCCTTGCTTTTCTGGATAGAGTAGACCCTGCCCCGCCAGGAGCTGTTTGTGCAGTTGCTGATAAATTGTCTGGTATTACCATATTATCTAAGTGTGCTTCAAACTGCCTTGCAGTTTTTAAAGGGGAACCTACATCAGACGAAGTACCACCTACTACATAAGCTCTAGTGTTATTAGCATCCGCTACATACTCATACCTACATAGTTTATATGTACCATCATGTAAGGTAACAGTAAAAAAACTACCACCTGTATACAACATATGTTGCATAGTGCCTGTTAATGTCCAGCTATACCATGCTGATTGCTCTCTTTGATTACCAGCGTTGTAGTATTTATAATGATATACTGTAGTGTCACCTTTTTTGCCATAGGTCACAATACCTATAGGTGTAGAGTTTGTGGACTTAGTTATATCTTTTGGTAAAAATTCTGGTACTACTCGTGTCTGTTCTAATATATTAGGAGGTACATCATCATCTACAATAGTAGCTTCAAATGCTCTTGCGTATGCTGATACATTAGATGTAAATAACACTGATGTACCTAAATCTACAGGCTGTATAGTTTGATCGCACTCATAACTAGCAAGTTTTTTTAACCTTACAGTTTTAGGACTAAATATATCAGATTCTGTAAATAACAAAAACTGACCACTGTCACTAAACATCATCATACCTTTTTGTATAGGTAATACATGATTTATAAATGCTGGTTTAACATCAGATACAGTTATATCTATAGCATTATCGTCACTAGTAGTTATAGCTGATACTATAAAAAAGTCAAAGTACTCTCCAGGTTTACTCATTACAATTTGTTCACCCGAAATCATACCTAATCTGTTTCTATGAAAAAACATTTTTTGAATAGTATTACCTGTAAATGTAGGGAATGGATTAGAAGTGTTGTCACCTACTTCTCTGTTTTTCCAATAGTTTTCAGTAGTACCCTTACTAGCTTCATCTAGTTTAGTAAAAGTAAATGTACCATCACGATTATTTATTAAAGCATGTGGCATTGTGTCAGGATCAAATCCAAGTGTCATTGTTTGATCTGCACCCGTACCAGCAAAGTTATGGGGTCTTACAGTTTCTTGATAACTACCAACTCCAGAAACTCCATTATCTGCGATAAACTTTACATAGTAATCATCAGTATCTAAATCAGTAGTGTTTGATATTTGAGCTACATAATCATGTTTATTCATAGCTGGTAATCTACTAATATCTTGTGCCTTTTGACCTATTACACTCATGTTTTCATTTACAGCACCACCAAGAAAGTTTACACCATCTGCAGCTGTACCATTTAAAAATAAACCACTACCAATAACCTCAGCTGTTACGTTAGCTAAAGAACTGTTAACAGAACTCTTTAATCCATTAAGAATAGTAGCCATAGATATACTACCATTATCTGGATTTTTAGGTGTTTTAAAAAATGCTATACCAGCTACATCTTGATATGTAGTTACTGGTTCTACAGCTTCTACTGATATACGATATAATATTCCCTCTAAAGATACGTCAATAAATTTACCTTCAGCTGCAGTTTTGTTTGTAGTTTTAATTAAACCACCGTCTCGTAATGTAACTGTAGCTGTGTAACGAGAGTGGTAGTTTTGAGTGTATCCTAAAAAATCTTCTGCTGCTGTACCAGTTCCATCATAGTTTGCTGTATTACTTTGTATAAAAGGGTTTCCATTAACTTGTAAACTACCTTCAATGTTCTCACAGTCACTATTATTTGATGAACTATTTACAGCTTCTCCTCCAGAAAATGACCAAGTTAAAGTACCAGCGTGTCGTGCATCATCATGAGCAGCATCATATGTTGGACCTATATCAGAACCATTTGCATCTGGGTCCATTCTACCTACTTTTACAGAAGTAACCCTGTAGTAAGTATGGGGTGTGGGAGCTGTACCAGTATATAAAATATATTCAGTATTGTAAGCCACAGTATCCAGCCTAGCATACGAGTAGTTTCCATTTAAAATAGGTCCAGTTGTAGTACCAGTAGTACCAACAACTTTGTTTGGGTTTGCAATTAGAGTATAGTCTTGAATTGTAGTAACTGCATAGGGTGATGTAGCCCCAGCAAGGTAGCTAAATATAGAATCTCCAGAATTATTTGTTAATGATAGTTCTGTTCCTGCTGGTATTACATCTCCAGTGTTTGTATATCCCGTCACTTGATCGTAGAAATTAACACCTGCAGTTGCATCTACCGTAATATCACTTAAAGTCCAAATCCTTATTGGTATACTACCAGTGTTTGCAGGGGTAATTTGAACTAAAAATTTTTCATCTCCATCTCTTAATATTTCATACCAATGGCCAGATGAATTTGCATTGGTTAGAGTCCCTACAAACTCTGCAGGAGGACGTTTTTTAAGACCAAACGTAATATCTGGAACGGCATTATCACATACCCTTAACTGTCCTGGAAATTTTATTTTGTCTGGTTGCTGTGATACACCCCCTAGAAAGTTTGGGATACGTTGATTAATTGCTGCCATTACATTCTTCTTAATACTTTAAATGGTCTGTATGTGGTGTTAGCATCTTGGTGGTATTGATAGTCGTTAAATATATTATGGTCTGCCTGTTTGTGCTCATACTCCAAAGCAGAAGCTCTTGCAAGGGCTTCATCTGCCTCAAGTAACTTAGCAGATGGTTGACTGTTTACCATACGGTTAGAGGCGATTCTGGAGGCTCTAGTAGTAATATAATCTTTAAATACTTGTGGGAGATCCTCAAAATTCAGCATCCATATAATGTCAAAATATAATTTATTACAATTTGTAAAGGTAAAGGTATGACCTTTTTTATCATACACTTTCATTATTCCATTATCACTACGTCTTACAACATCATAATCTTTTCCATGCTGAAAAATATTTAGATCAATTTGTAAAACATTGTTTGGTATGATACATTGGTTGTTTGTATCAAGTGTTATAGGGTACTCATTCTCTGTGTTGTATGACCAACCCTCAGCTTGTATCTCACGGCAGACTTGCCTTAGAGTCTTCTGTGCTATAGCTACTTCGGGGCTTTGCACTGTTAATGTATTAACTGGGGATTCTCCAACGCTCATCAGGATTGAGTTGACAGCATCTAGTTCGGTAGACACTCCGTAAGATATTTGTGCCATAAAAAAAAAGGGGCACTGAGCCCCTGTATAAATGAAAAAGTTACTAATTATGAATTAGCTACGTTTGCAGGATATGCAAGACCAAATCCAGCTGGTTTTGTTGATACTCCTGCGAACAATTCTACACAAGCTGCTGGGTTTACAAAATCTGCTCCCATAGCGAGTCTTCCTAGGATGACATCACCTTGATAAACAACTGAAACGTCTCCAGATGTTACTTGAACTTGTGGTCCTATTGTTTCTACTACACCTGCAGCTTCTCTTTGGAAGATAAGTCCGCATGTATTATTGAAAGCATTAGCATCACCATAGTTGTTACGAGCACCATAGTTGTTACCTGTAACAGGTGTAGCTGCCTCAATATCTTCAGAAACAAAGTTTCCTGTGTTGCCAGGGTCGATTACATTGGTGTGTATTGTATTGTTGTTACCACTAGATGGTTGATAAGCTGTACCATACTTACCAAAGAATGGAGCGTTCATTGACTTGTAGATAGTAATACCTGCAATTTCAATAATTCCATTACCTGACTGAAGTGCATCTCCTCTAGTATTATGGTTGATTAGACCACCGCCAGCTGCAGCTGCTTGTATAAGTGCATAGTACTGTCTAGGGTTAAGTACTGCTACTCTACCATCACCAGATACACCTTTCTCATCCATAGCTGCTGCTGCATCATAGAAAGCTGTTATGAGGTTACTAGCAACGAGTGCATCGTTAGCATCTGAACCACCACCAACTTGGATCTGAGTTCCACCTGGCTCTTCAAATGTCGCAGAGTTACCAGAACCAATTTTAACTGCACTAGGTACTCTAGCACCTTTAGCAATAGCTCTGAAGATAAGTCTGTCATACTTTTGAGCAAGAGCATATCCAATCTTTTTAGATATTTCTCCTCTCATTTCATAGTGTGCTAGTGTTTCATCTAGCTCATAAACAAATGCAGAACTGATGAGTAAATCATCTACTGTAATTGTTTTTTCAGCTATTGGAGGAGTTTTATCACTGTTTCCTAGTATGCTATTTCCTGGGGTATGGTATTCCGCAGTTGTGCGTCCAGTATAGATAAATTGTAAACTCTTACCGTTGGTAAGTGTTCTTTTCATTACGAGATCTCTTGCGATTGTCTCTCTTTGGAAGCCAGTAAACATCTCCCCTGAGAACAATTTTAAATATAAATCTCTGTTATTTGTAGCGTTTGTCGCTGTATTAATCCTACCCAGAAAAGTTTGCGAGGTAGGGTTTGTGCCTGACTGTTGTGCCATTATTTTATAAGGTTATATGTATCGTCTCTAGATCTAGAATTATAGGAATCTTAATTGTTTCA